TGAAAATGTAGTTACCTTTTTTGTAGGTACGCCCAGCAAAAGTATTTTTACTTAAAAATTTACCACGCTGTTGAGTAACAAAAACATCGTTAAGGTTTTCCGGGTAAGTTGTTATTTCCCTTGCACCTTTAGTCCAAAAAACCCAATTTGCAGAAATATCCATAGGGGTATCTCTAGGAAAAATAACCGATAGTTCTTCCCCATCAACAAGAACACTTTTGGTAAACAACCAACCAAAGACAGTGTAATTTGTCGATTTCATACTGTAATTTGGTTTAAGACCATTGTTGTACGTACCGCCGTTACAGTAGGCTCTACAAAAGCTGTTTCAACTCCAACTAAAGGAATTACCGCTGACAAAGAAGTGTCTACACTAGGGTTAAGCACATCCTCTTGAAGTTTTAACCAATCAATAGGCGCTCTAGCAGTAATAAAATCTTGCAGTGCTGTGCCTGTTGGTGCAGGTACAGGTAATTCAAAAGAGTAATCTGTACGGCATCTGCGAATAGTTCCGTCAAGAATGTCTGTTGCCAGTATTGTCTCTGTAACAACGTCTGTGTAGTACCGCACAACAATTGAATGCTGCACTGTGTCAGTTTCGATAATTTTGTATTTTAAATTCATGATGCTGTTCCGTTTCTTGTTCCAAATGCTATCCACGTTACGTTTGAATTACCTGAAATGTATGCCCCAATAGACCCTGCTGATCCTGTAGCGCCTGTCGTACCCGTAGCGCCTGTTCCACCGGCAGAACCTGTAGCGCCTGTAGCGCCAGCAGAACCTGCTGCACCACCTGCACCACCTGCACCACCCGGATTACCGGGTGGTCCAGGATAAGAAGGAGACTTTATTCCAGCTGATCCTGCTACTCCCGACGCACCACCTGCCCCGCCATTACCGGCATTACCGCCACCTGCACCACCCGCAGTCGCCGCACCAGTGGCAACACTGTATCCCCTTCCACCAGCGCCGCCGGGAAAAAAGTCAGTTTTAAAAACCTCACCGCCACCAGAACCGCCGCCACCGCCGGATCGTGTACCAGCCGCGCCACCATTACCGCCCGCACCGCCTGCTCCACCTGTGCCGCCGGGACCACCAGAACCCCCACTGCCTCCAGAACCTGCGGTTCCGCCTGAAATTGTGGCTAGATTGTTAATAGAAACAGCAACAGAAGCAAGGATAGCAAGACCACCTGTGCCCCCTGCACCGCCTGTGCCCCCTGTACCACCTGTACCACCCGCAGTACCAGCAGTACCTGTACCACCCGTAGCCCCATTACCCGCAGCCCCACCTGCGCTACCCGGTTTGCCACTTTGAGAACCAATCGTGGGCCTTGCACCGCCAGTTCCTGCTGCACCATTAGTACCCGTTGCTCCCGTAGACCCTTTTGCACCAGCAGTACCTGCTGTACCCGTAGTACCCGTAGTACCAGTTGAACCAGTAGCGCCTGTAAATCCTTGGATCAGCCCGTTGTTTATTAGTTCTACACCATCGGGGAATGAGCCATTAATGGTTAACGCCGTGCTAGACCCAGTGCCGCTGATCGTGTTTGCAGCGGGAACGGTTGCAATTACTTTTCCAAAACCACTCCAGCCAGCCGCTACCGCTTGCGTTCGCAGATTTAAGTTCGACCCAGTAGTTAGGTTGAAACTAAAAGGGGGCGCACCCCCCGCTAAGAAGAAGTTTTTAGCGGCAAACATTATGGTGTGTACCCTTGTGCAGCCGAACCGTACCAGTTTGTGCCGTCAGCGATAAAAGTCAAAATATCCATCTTGCCAGCGGTTGCTGTGATTGTTGGCGCACCAGCCGAACCAAACTTAACACCTGTGAATGTTGCTGTACCGTTACCTGTAGCTGCTGCCTGTTTAAGTAGCAACACAAAAGACTTACCAGCCGTAGCGGTAGGCATTGTAAATGTGCAAGCTGTGGATGCTGTAAGGGTCGCAGTCTGTACCGTACCGTTGGTCAACGACAAAGTAGATGCAGTGGTCACTGTGCCAATTGCAACCACGCTTTCAACATAGTTGGTAACCGTTGGGTTATTGATAATTGGGCTGGTTAATCCTGTGACAGTCAAATAACCTGTGGACGGGTTGAACTGGTACTTGGTCGAACTGGCAAATGTGGCTGTTAAATCACCAGTAGTAACAGACGCAAACAACGGGTAACGAGTTGCGTTTGTTGTTGTATCGTCAGTTATGGTGGCGTAACCTAGCGTTGTCCATGTAGGCGTAACGCCTGTGCCAGCGGAAGTCAAAACCTGCCCTGTTGTACCGTAAGACGGACTAGAGCCAAGACCGATTGCGCCAGTTACATCCAATTTACCGCTTGTCGATATACCCTCTGCGCTGTCGGTGGTGATAATTTTGAGAATTCCAGCCTTGCCTGTTGCATCAATGCTCAGTGCCGATGCTTCGTTGTCAGGCAAAGCCCATGTTTGGGTCACAGCGGAATAGATGTTCCCGCTTGCCATAAACAGCGAGTAGTTTGATGCGCCGCCAGTGGCTTGGGAATATAGGCCGATGTTCTGACCGCCAGCGTGTGTGCCTGTCGCATAGCCACGAACACCAATTGCGGCAGCAGTGTCGGCAGTGTTGCTCACATGACCGTCACCAACAACACCAATGCCACGGGTTGCCCCGGCTGTTGCGCCTGTGCCATAAACACCGACACCCCATTGACCAGCGCCGACCACATCGGTTGCAACACCTTCACCAGCAACGCCGATGTTGTAAATGTGTGCGCTACCAGTGTTGGCTTGACTGCCTATAAATTGAGCATTAGGGAAGTCGGTAAAGTTTGCGTTTGTGCCCACTAATCCAGTGGAGAATTTAGCCGTATTGGGGGTTGTGCCGCCAATTGCAGGAGGGCTGGACAAATCCAGCGAACCACCCAAGGTCAAACTTCCTGTGCTGGTAACAGTTCCACTCAGGGAAATACCCGAAACTGTGCCTGTGCCGCTTACCGATGAAACCGTTCCTGCTGATAATGTTGACCATGATGGTAGGCCAGCCGCAAGCGTTAAAACCTGCCCATTCGTGCCAGCAGCCAACATTGCAGTTGTAGAGGTTGCGCTTTGGTAAGGCAAAGAACCAGCGCCGCCACCAGCAAGATTAGTCGCAGTTGTAGAACTTGTGGATGTAGCCGCATTCCCACCAATGGAAAGGCTGCTTGCCGTGCCTGTAAGCCCTGTTCCTGCGCCTGTAAACTGCGTGTTGGCAGTGATGGTAGTCCCGGTGATTGCGGCTGCTGTGGACGCTCCCACCGTTGCCCCGTTAATTGTGCCGCCAGTGATTACCACAGCATTAGCATCTTGGGTTGACATAGTGCCAAGCCCTGAAACTGCCGTATTTGCGATTGCGATGGCTGTATTGGTAACGGAAGATATTTGACCCGATGCGTTGGTGGTCAAAACAGGCACAGACGATGCCGAGCCATAAATTCCAGCAGTTCCCACGGGCGTAATGCTAAATACTGTGCCTGTAAGGGTTAACCCTGTGCCAGCCGAATAAGTTGCCGAAACCGTGAAACTTGACCAATTGATTGCGGTAACGCCTAAAGTGCCGCCCGGTTGCGCCGTGCAATACCAAGCCGAGCCGCCTTGTGTGCCTTCAACAATGAAAACAATTGCGCCAATAAATTCTTCCCAAACGTCAGCGCCAATTGAACGTGTCCATGCGCCAGCCGATACAACATAAATTCCGTTGTCCGCCGCATTAGTTTGGTTCTTAACCAATACCGTCTCACCAGCCGCCAGCGTTACCGTGTCAACAGTCAAAAGCCCCGAAAGGGTTGCAATGTTCGCCATTGACGCAGCAGTGACGGGCGCTTTCCAACTTAAACCAGCAGCGTAATAGTCAACGTACTGTTTGTTCGCAATGTCAGTTGCCGCCGTGGGCGCAGCAGCCACCGTTCCAGCAGTAAAAGCAGCCGTTGACGGGCTTGTCGCCCCAATGGTTGTGCTGTTTATGGTGCTGTTGGTGATGTTTAAGCCGGATTGGTCAGGCGAAATACTGGCATAAAACGGCGTTCCCGCAGGGCCAATCAATGAGATTAACTCAAAGCCGGGCGCAGGTTGAAACGTTCCCTGAACGGGTACAAAGTTAACCGTTGAGGTAACTGCGGTTTGATTTTCGGACATAGCGCCCCTCTTTTAACCCGCTTGTGCGGCAGTGATGTAGAGTGTATTCGTACCTGAACTAATTGCTTTCATGTAAAACGGCGCTTTAGGCACAGCAATAATCAAAGGGTAATTCATTGCGGCTGGCAGAACGTAAGAACCGCTAGTGCCTGTGCTTGCAACGGTAGGGGTAGTCACTGTGTCAGAGTTAGAAAACTCCACAGCAGCAACGCCAGTTCCGGTGTTAAGCAAGTGAACGTAATTGGCTTGGTCGTTAGTGGTGGCTTCAATTAAAAGCGCAGCACTTGCGGACGTTGTGAGATTGAGTGCGTATGTACGACCTGACACACGGATAACTGAGACGTTGACCATTTTTCAGTCCTTTGGAAGTTTGGTGAATTATAGACCCGCAAAGAGAAAAAGCCACCCCTTTTGAGAGTGGCTTTTTGTCATTTCCGCATGGAATTAAGAGGCAACTAAGCCTTTGTTTTTCAATGCGGTGATGATTGCATTTACAGCAGTTGCGATTTCAGTGCCAGTGGCGCTGTTACCGATTGCTGCAATCGTTGCGGCTTGGGCAACAGGGGTTGCGCCGTGAAAGCCTACCAAATTGGTGGCAGCGCCACCGAGTAGGACACCACCGCTTGCATCACCATTGAAAATGTAGTTTGCGGTTACTGTGGTTGCTGGGCCGGGATTTGCCATGATATTTTCCTTTAAAAGTTTAAGAACGGGGGGCTTTTACACCCCCCTAGACCATTAGGCTGCTACTCGGCAAGCGAGTTCAGGGTACAGCGGGGCCCAGCCATACAACACATCAACACGAGTCGGAATCGAATCGTTGTTAATTGTGTATTGCCGGACAATACGCATGGACAAACCGAGTTCTTTATCAGAACTGCGACCTGCAAACACTACACCGCTAGGCAACTCAAGGTCAGCGCAAGCCAAAGTGAATGCGTTTTTGTGCATCACGATATTCTGTGCAGACACAGTTCCAGTGTTGTTGAATGGAGTTACAACAGCAGAAGCGCTGGTGGAAGCCAAGTTAACGTTTTGGAACTGACCAGCGGTAATGATGGCAGGGCTAACGGTCACAGAAGTTGTGCCTGAAGTTGCCACGGTTACGTTGGAAGTCACTACAAAGTTACGCAACTTGTTGCTGCCGTAGGCTTGACGGTTCTGTGGGTTGACTGCGTAAATGCCAGCAATCTGAATCACGTCACCTTGTTTCAAGCCAGCGGTTGCAGTAGCAGCGGTCAAGGCAATGGTGGAGGTTGAAGCCCAGCCAGTTGTCAAGAAGCCTGTTGCAGTCGTGGTAGCGCAAGACAAAGTTGCGGTTGCATAAGAACCGAAAGTTTGTGAAATAACGTTCTGATCCATGCGCCAGTTCATGCCAGCGGAGTCTTTGCCCATCAAACCGTTGCTGTATTGAGCAGCAATTTTGTCAGAGGGAACAAACAAACCTTTCAGGCTGTCAACGATGGTTGCGCCAGTAAACGGCTCAACGATGCAAGAACGGCGACCATCACGAGGTGCGCCTTCGCTGTCCAAATATGCACCAGCGGTCAAGTAGGTGATAAGGCCAGTTGGAGGTGTACCAGCAGTGCCAACAATGTTAGCAGTGTTGTTTTTCGCCATAGTCAGACCGTCAAAGTCAATCTTGTTGGCAATAGCAGCAATAGCGGGTTTCAAAACACGGTCGCTGAACGAATCAAGCGAAAGGGTCAAGTCTTGGCTAGTAAACTGTGTGTCAACGTGGAATTGAGTGGACAGGGTTACGGGTACGCTTGTCTCGTTGAAGTCTTCAACGTTCAAAGCAGGGCCAGTAGTACCGATGAAACGACCGGGTTTACGGACGTTCAGGGTAGCACCGATTTTTGCACCAGTGACGGCAAATTGGTCGTCATAGTTGCGTTCGACTTCGCTCGAAAATGTCAATGAGTTCTCAAGAACCATTAACGCTTCATTGGTAATCATCGATACCGTCAGAAGATTGTTAGACATAATAATTTCCTTAAAAGAATGGGTTTACCGAATTCGCCCAGCCAATCTAGCGGCTCTCCAAGCCTGATATGAACCATGAAATTCACCATCGCTGGTGAGGTTTACATCACGCCCGTTAGCCGCAGACCGAATTGGGTTTATCGGTGAGGGGGCTTTACTTTTCCCAACAACAGGCTTTGTCTGAGGCTCAGTCTTTTCAAACTGCGCTTCCAATTTCCCAATATGTCGCAAAGCGGATGTCAAGGTCATGCCTTGCAGTTTTGTAGCGACTTCAGGATTCTCAGCAAGGTGGTACAAGATACGAGGCCCGACTTCGCTTTCAAAGATTGCGTCCCGCACTTCGTTACTTACCGTAACGTCAGCAGACCCAACCATGTCATCAAAATCAGGAATCTCGCTTTTCGCTGCCTTAACCCGGTCGGCCCAAACATTTATTACTTTGTCCCGTTCGGCGGCTGCTTTCGCTTGCACTTCCTTTTGCTTTTCCTCATTCATTCGCTGGTCAACCCGGTAGTCCGTCAACGCTTTGGCGTATTCGTACATATCGGTAAACTGCTCCGGCAATGGTTCTTGGTCTGCTACTGGCTCGGCGCTAGGCGTTGCTTTGGCTTCCAAATCCCTTACCTTGGCTTCTAAAACTTCCCTTGCTTCCCGTTCCCGCTGGGCTTCTGCCCGTGCGGTTTCACGTTGCTTGGTAATTTCAGAGAACCGTCTTTCCAACTTAGGATTTTGTTTTCTATCCTCTGTTGCTGTCGCATCATCGCTTGCTTCAATTGGCTCACTCCGGCTTTCCACATCGGGGGTCGGCTCTGTTTTCACAGCCTCGACAACTTCCGCAGGTTCGGCTAAACCCATTCTTTTCGCATTAAAGTCTGCTAAATTTTCACTTGTCACCACATTGGCTGCAAGTCTCTCTGCTAAATCTGCCATAGGTTTCCCTAAGAATTAACCCAATTGACCCAATTGGTAAGGTTTTGTGGTTTTTACCACGAAATTTGGTAGCCGTCAATTACTGCATTGGCATCTGTTGCTGTTCGTCTAAAAACGGGCTGGATTTGTCGGCAACGTCTTGCGATGCAAAAGATGTAAATTCATTTTGGTCAAGGTTGCGCTTGTCAATTTCTTGCATGAGGCGGTCAGTGTCCATGCGGTGAATTAACAATTCAACGATTGCGTCAATCTCAGTCTTGTTTTGGCTTGTTACGGCTTTCACATTAACTTGGTTGACAATGCTTTCGTTCATAAGTTCTGCGGAATGCGCCCGTTGCGTCACATCCATAAGTTTGCGTTTGTTTGCGCCTTCTTCTTTGATTTGTGCAACTTGACCACGATTGTTGATTTCCAACTGTGCGGCTTGTAACTGCTGCTGCATCTCTTGCAATTGCTTTTCCGACTGTGCCAAGCGCATTTGAATTTCGGGTGGAATGTCAGATTTCTCATCAATGTTCGCCATTGGGTTCATTGATGCAAGGCGGTCTGCAATTACGTCAGCGCCGGGGAAATCCATGTTCCTGAACACCAAGTCGCCAGCAATGTTAAACAGTTCTTGGTTGCTGGTAAGCAAGGGCATCATGGCCTCTACTGCCTGTTGGCGCTTGGTTTGGAAGCCCGGCCCAGTGTCCATCACCACATCGTATTCGCCCACGGTCACATCGTTTAACACTTCGCCGACTTCGTTGGCTTGGTTGATGGTGGTCATGTCGGGCTGTCCGTCTGAGCCAATGATTCGCATGACACGCTCAGTGTCGTAAATCTTAGGAATCAAGTCCAGCAAGATTTTGCCCGTGTGCCGAATGCTTCGGGTCATGTTGTCGTAGAAGTGGAAGTTGGACAGGTCAACTTGGTTTTGCTGCCCTGCCAATGCCTTGCCGGAA